GTTGTGTTCTATGAGCCGTGTTGTTCGCCATCGTACGAGGAGTGAGACAACGATTGGGTCGTACTCGACTCAATCTCTTGATCCCACTCCTGGTCCTGTTATGGACCATCCTGTGACGTTATCTCTAACGTCCACGTGCGATGACTCGCACGGGCAACCTGTTATCGACTCAAATCTCTCACTTTCATCCCAAAAGGATAATATGAGAGTTTATGGGACGGTAACTAGCCCCGGTCTCTTTCGAACACGTTATGTTTTCAATGGGATGCCCACAGCTGTGAGTGCCGGAACTCTTGACACTTCACAACTCGCAACTCCTGCCGGATGGGAATTGACTACGGTGGCTAGGACAAATCCTAGTCGACCTGTCATGACCCCTCCGTCGTTGTTGCAGGATCTCATTGATATCCCTGGACAACTTCGTCAGCTGGGCAAGCTCATTAGGAAACCTAAGTCTCTGATGTCGCCACGTGAAGTGGCTAATCATTACTTATGCGTCCAGTTTGGCTGGCTCCCGCTGATCGAGGATCTCCATCAGATATTGGACCTTCAGTCCTACATCGATCGTAGATGTCAGGAACTGAATTCCCTATATTCTGATACGGGACTCCGTAGGAAGATCACTCTTAATTCGGATGAACAGAGTGGATCTGGGACCACCACTTGGCTAGGTTCTGGCCAAGATGGAGTCTTCTTTGACTATGACGTTTCCGTCAAACGCAAAGTTTGGGCTACCATTCATTGGAAGCCCACCACTCCACCTCCGTTCTCTCCGGGTGATGCAAGTAGAATTAGACTAGCTCGCAGGATCGTCCTTGGCCTTACTGTTGAAGGTATGGCTAAGGGCTTATGGGATGTTATCCCATGGACCTGGTTGATAGGCTATTTCACGAATATTGGAAGTTACGCTCTTGCGCACTCCAATACCGTCCCTGCACAGCATTCTCAGACTTGTCTGATGAAATCCTGTGAAAGAACTTACACACCTAAGGGTGTCCGTATTCTTGGCACTTACAAAGGTAATGCCAATCTTACGGGATCTCCCTATCGCGCCGATAAGACTAGACTAGTCTCATCGACGGTTACACCAGGCTTCAACGTGCCCTTCTTGGACACGTTTCGGCTGTCCATCCTGTCGTCGCTGTTTGTTCAGCGCACGATGCGCTGATCACAGTCTTCAACAGGAAAGAACATACTCATGCTTGGTTCGACCTTTACCGTTACCCTGGATGGGTCTGGTGGCACCGCTAAGGTGCTTCCTCTCATCAATCAGGATGGCTATTCGTCGGAATATTTTCTCGACGATACGACCGTGACATACCGCGCGAAAGTGCGGCATAGCCACGATTCCTTGAAAGCCGGATCTCAGGCCTTTGACCGTCACACTGTGACGATCACTCGGTTTCTGAAACCCACGGCTACGACGGCTTCCTCGCAGTCGGAAATCTCGTTCACGATCAGAAATGATCCGAACGGGACCGCCTCGGACATCATTGATGTCTCCGAAGCCATGTCCTTCTACATGGTCAAGGCCGGCGGGATCGCTGCCAAACTTCTCGGCTGGGAATCGTAAGATTCCTGATCGGGCTGCAGGGTAGTTCCCCTCCAACTCTGTTGGCGCCGAGCTCGGTAAGATCGACTAAGCCTTAGCGAACTAAACATGGAGAAGTTTCATGTCTGTTCCTTGCGGCTATGTCGAGTACGTTCTAGGTATCTACTCTGCGATGTTAGTCGATATCGCAGAAGAGTACCCAGTTCTTACCCATGAGTTTAAGCGTGACTTCAAGCGTTTAAGCTCCGCTATCGAACATCATGGTCTCTGGTTTGTTCTAGAGACCATGCCGCAGTATCGTAAGCATTTTGACAAATGCCTCGATGCTGGACGCCTAACTCGTTCTTCCTTGCTTCATATGAAGCCTTGGAAGCCCGAGAGCACTGTCCCTCGACTTTTCAAGGGGTTAATGCTACGCGTTTTCGATAGTAGTGGTGAGCTGTTAGCTGATCCCGATGTTCGGGCTGTACGTCATTTGCGTGAACTCTACGGAGTCTTCCGCAAATTACGTCTTCCTTGTTCCGACGCTGCGATTCGTTCTGCAGTCGACGAATACATCGAGATCGATCGCTCACTCCCTTCGCCCGACCTTGATTGGTCGAACGCTGGGCCGATGCCAAGAGACCTCAATACAAAGGTGTCATTACATGATCACCCAAATATTATGGAACCTTGGCGTTGCTCTCCTAGTTATACTAGGAGTGGTAGCGATGATGTCTGTGACCTTGTTCTTCTTGACTTTTGCCAGCGTACTGCTGACATCGTCGTAGCTGAACTGGGTCTCTTTGACCCACACAGATATCGCTTTCGGCATGGACCTGGTGTTGTTGCTGACCAACGATTTGATACTGATAAGTATCAGTTTCAAAGTCCTTGGTCTCACCAACTTGAAGTGGCATTTCCGTATGCTGACTTCGCTGTTGCGAACTACGCATGCGTTGATGCTACTCCTATCCATGAAGATGCTAGCTTTCATGCTAGCGCTCGCTTGATTGCTGTTCCAAAGACGATTAGTAAGCCACGGCTTATCGCCAGTGAGCCTACTTCCCATCAGTGGTGTCAGCAGTCAATTCGTGACTTCATGTATAGTAGGGTCAAAGAAACATTTCTTGGTAAGTTCATCAAATTTGATGACCAGACCATCAATGCTACTTTGGCTCTTCAAGCCTCCTCATCGCGCTCTCTGGCTACAGTCGATCTTTCGGCTGCGTCAGATCGCTTATCCTGTTGGGTTGTCGAGCGCCTCTTTAGGCAGTCGCCATCCCTTTTAACCGCTATGAAGGCCTGTAGGTCTTCAACGGTTGAGCAGGATATTTGTTCGGGTCACTCTCGCATTATCTATTTGCGAAAGTACTCGTCGATGGGTAACGCAACAACCTTTCCTGTGGAATCTGTTTCATTCCTGATCATGGCTTTGGCCGCCTGCCTTCGGGCACGTGGCCTTCGACCGTCGATCAAGAATATTCGATCCTTCAAGGATAAGGTCCACGTCTTTGGTGATGACGTTGTCATCCCCACTGACGCACTGGC